CTTGATCGAGCAAAAACCAAGTTTCCTTTTGATCAGGCGCAAGTTCACAATATGTTCTTTCCATAACTATTGAATTTTTAAGAATTTGTTGCATTATTTTTTGAGTCCTTGTCGAAAATATTAAATTCGAGCGCTGTTGCTAAACGCTCGGCTAGGTCTTGATCGTATTTTACTAAAAAATAAGCAACATCTTGAACATCTAAGTGTTGAAGATTGAACAAAATCTCATCAACACCTCGATAAATTTCAGTTTCTTCTTGTTGTGATAACATTTTTCACTTTCTTAATGATAAAAATTTGAATTTTGCAGCAATTTTCCTTGAATTTTTGCTTTTCCTGTCAAATTTATGAAAACAAGCAGTTTTTGCAACTCAGTTTCCGTCATTTTTTCTAGATAAGGCTCAATTTCTGACCATTCAGCATAAAATTCAAGCTCTTTTTGTTCATCGTTCATCATAAAACTTCATTTTTTCTGCCAAGTGAAGCAGGATTCATGCCGGCTGTAACATAGACATAGCTACTTTTGTGAATTGGCGCTACACATTGAGCAACATGATCGACTGATTCACGATCCTGTTTAGATAGCTTGTGATAATCCTTCATAATTCCAGATTTTGTGAGTGCTCCTTTAAAACCTGTGTCTAAGGATTTGATTTCTGGCAGTTCACGGCCAGGAGGAGGCATCAAAGATGGTAACTTATTGACAAACTTTGTGGAAACAGTTTTATTTTGTTTTGGCAATAATGATTGTAGTGATTGTAACCATTGTTGATTCTGTTGTTGAACAGATTTGGGAACTTTCCGTTTTTTTGATTTCGCTGGTCGTGTATAGATCATCATGTATGTTACTCCTATCAAGGAATAATACATTCTATAACAAACCTATGGAAATGTCAAGGGGCTGTGTTGTATTTTAACAACATGGTGTTTAGAGGTTCAACCCACCAGACATCACCCTTTTCGAAACATACGATACTATCATATACCGAAATGGAAACTGTTTCTTTTGAGATATAATCTTCGGCCAACTTACCTCTTGTGTGGCGAGCGTTTAATTTGTCTAGACATTCTTTGGTAAATTCCATAAAGGTGTCAGGTTTTTTTAAATCGCCATTATATTCAGGCCAGTATGATGTATGTAAATCTTCTACCATGTAAACTGCATTTTTGTGCATTTTAGGATAGAAAAAATTGAATGTTGCCTTGATATGGTGTTGTTGATGTGATCCGTCATCCAGAATGATATCAGGAATTCCAAACTCATCAATTAAACTTTGTAGAAATGCCGGATCTGATTGATCTCCGATTCTAACAAAAGTACCTGGTAGTTCCAGATCTCGACATTGTGGCATAATGTCAATACTAATGATTTTTGATTTTGGTCCAAAGAATCCTCTCCACATTTGTAGAGAACCTCCTTGTGCCGTACCAATTTCGAGGAAAGTAATGCTTTTATCTTTCCATGAAGCAAAATGTCTTTCGTAAGCATTGAAGTAGTGTGACCACTTTGATGCTTGTCGGCCCTTATGTGTTATAAAGTCTTGCCATAAGCTCATAATATAAATCCTTTCTTAAAAAGGCACACCGGTACTTATAATGAGTAATTATGAAAACCCTTGTTTTTTTGTGGTAAACTTTCATCTTCGTAATCTTCAAGAATTTCTTCAAAGTCACGACTCTTTATTTTTTTAATTTCCGAATGTTCGTTTCGGTGCTTTCTTTGTTTCGTATATGTGTAATCGTCATTATAGTCTTTGTTCTTACGAAACTTTCCAACAAACTTACCCAATTATAAATCTCCTATTTTCATGGTTTCAAAAGTTATGCCTCTTATCTTGGATTCTGGCATATTATGCATATCCTCTTGCGAAACAAAAGTATATTCTGCATTAGGATAACAAATCTTTACTAATTTTAATAATTGACATACAGTACCATCTGTATCATCAAAGGTAAACACTTCATTTACACACCTTAATGATTCTATGATTTCTCTACGAGTGGTATAGTTTTGCATAATGCCACCAGATTCGTAAATTACATATGAATCAGAATGAATACCAACAATAAGCCAATCTCCCTTATTTCTACACTTTCTAAGGAATGTTATTTCTTCTTTTGAGAGCGGGTCGAACATACCCGTTGTTATTATTATTTTTTCTCTGTTGTACATTCTGGCAATAAGTCAGCAAAAGCATCCTTAACAAATTTATATGTTAGACCTTTAACACCTTGGTCTTTTTTAAAAATTCCAATTATGATTTCAGCCTCTCTAGGTTCTAATGCTTCTAGAAATTGCAGTAATAACTGTTTTCTTCTTTGTTCCGTTAATTTATCCGATTCTGGATGTCCTTTTTGAAAAAGATACATCTTTCTCAAATGTGTATGTAGTTTTGCATAGGAAACACCAGGAACGGTTTGCAAAGGTTTGAAATTGTGCGGCATCTCTTTGTAGTGCCACTCATACTTTGGGTGAAATGTCATTTCTAAGACGGCAACCAATGTTGGTGACAGATTTGCACCAATCACTTTCATTTTTTCTTCTTTAGATTTAGCTTCTTCAAAAGAATCAAAAATTTCATAAATGTTTTTCATTAAAATTCCTCGATTACTTCCATTAAGTTTTTTAACCTGTGTTCCATGAAGTAATTTAATAGATTGTTTTTGGATGCAGGTTTAATTTGATCAAAAGTATTTATGATATTTTCTTTTATCTCAGAAGGTATCATTCTTAGATCAATTAGAGTTTGATTACGAGAAAATCCAGTTTTTGCAACATCGTCTTGCCAATTGTTCCATTCTTCATTCAGTAATTTATCGATAATACCTTTAGTGATGGGTTTTTGTCGTAATTCACGAACAAAACAGTCCGATGGAGAAAACACATTTGGAATTCCATCGCCTTTATCACCACGAATGATTTTTTCTTTTAGGTCAAGCAGAGGATCATCGGAAGTTACATATTTCTTTAAAGATGGATTGTATTGCTTAATTTTGAATTTTGTTTTTCCGTTATATTGTTGTAATTGCAGAAAATCACCATCGCTCGAAAGTATCAAGATGTTTTCATGCATGATATGACGAGGAACTAGAGTACCGATGATATCATCTGCCTCTGCACCATCAACATCAATTACTTTATAAGGAAAATGTTCTTTGAGTTCTTGTTTGAGTTTTGCAAGAATGTCAAAAATCATGTGCCAGTCTAAATCTGACTTTTCACGATTTTTCTTTCTTCCTGCTTTGTAGAATGGGAAAAACTCTTTGCGCCAGTATTTTCGATTATCACAACATAGTACAACTTCGCCATATTCTGCTCGAAAATTCTTAACATGAGTCCTAATGATATTTAATACCATGTGTCGAACAAGATTTTCTTCTAGCTTGACACCTTTTTGGCTATTAATCTGTGCCATCAGGCCAGCCAAAAGCACCTGATTTAAATCAACGAGAATCATAATAAACTTTCAATAGTTTCCAAGAATTTCTAGTGTAACACTATTCCTGTAGTTTGGCAACCAGTCTATCCAGAAAATCGGTGGAAGTGGTAGTCTTTCTGGCAATAATACCATACCAGTCAGATGGTAGCAGTCCAGAAATGTATTCTAGAGGACAGGTTAAAACACCCTCAAACTGATCCAAATCGACCACATTACGATCCTCATCTTCTCTGAATAGCACGACATGATAATTGTGTCCCAATGCGCTGGAACCCAAACCTTCACCTGGATTCTTATAGAGTGATGCCTCTACATGAATTTGATTTTCCTTTTCGCCTGGCAAAAAGAAATAAGCATCATAATTTTCATCTTTAAGATACGTGAGGAAGTCTAGCATTATAGTCCTTTATATGTGATTTTCTTACTCTTACCATTATCCATGTGTTGTAGTAATCATCACTTTCCATTACACCACGAATAAATTGTTCTTTAGCTTCAAGATATCCACATTCACCTTTAGAACGGCAAAGATGTATAATTTCTCGACTAAAATTTTCATGACCCAATTCTAACACATCTTTCTTTAGAATGTCACTACTTCCATAGTAAGTTTGCCAATCGCTTTGGACTTTGAACTTCTTTTTTTTACCTTTGACCTGTTTGGTTTTGGCAGAATAAAAAAATTTCTTGCCTATGTATTTCTTGTTATTCGTCAGATTAGTTATCTGATACACGAACCCGTAATTATCACCAATCAAGTCTTCCGTAAAATCTTTATTGTTGTACTGCCAATTTAGCATCGATCCCATTTTTCGTCATCATCAAAATCATCTTCATCCTCTATATAGGACTCCGATAATTCTTCAATGACTTCACCACAAAACGGACAATGCTCAGGCAATTCTTGTGACACCATGGTTTCCATATATTCTACGTTATATGTTGATTCACAGTTTGCACAATCTCCAGAAACATATTTTTGCATTTGATACTCCTAATGTGCCCAAACATCACTCCAGTCTCCTGATAAAGCTCCTTTTGCATAGTCTGTAGCACGATTCTCAAAGAAGTTGGTGTGTGTTGGTGCATTAATCATTTCCTCAACCCAAGGTAGAGGATTTTTCTTTACTTTATATACGCCTTTTAGGCCCAATGATATTAATCTACGATCAGCAATATATCGAATGTATTTTTTAACATCTTCGGCTGATAGACCTTCCATTGTGTTTATGCCGAAAGCAAGGTCAATAAATTTATCTTCAAGTTCAACCATTCTTTCTGCAATCGTATATATCTTCGATTTTAATTCATCTGTCCATATTTCACGATTTTCTTCAACATAAGTTCTGAATAACTTAATCATAGATTCACAATGTTGTGTTTCATCTACAATAGACCAAGTAACAATCTGGCCCATACCTTTCATCTTACCTTGTCTTGGAAAATTCAATAACATGATGAATGAAGAAAACAATTGCATACCTTCTGTAAATGCGGAGAATACAGCAATGTGTGTTGCGGTGTTTTCTTTTGTGGAGTTGTTTGCCGATATATCGAGAACATAGTCATGTTTCTCTTTCATGGCTCCATATTCTAGAAATTCATTGTAGGTTGTTTCTGGTAAACCAAGAGTTTCAATGAGGTGTGAATATGCAGC